GTTATATCATTAAGACCCAAAAAAAGTTCACGTCAATTAGACACGGGTGGTTCTACAGAGGAAGAACAACAAGTTCTTATTGACGGTAATTTAAATGTAGCTCTTAATGCTATCATACGAGGTGGTGCTCATGTTGAGGGGGAGTTAACCGTTCAACATATAACAGCACCTTGTGAATATCAGATGACAGAAACAAATTTCACATGGGGAGAAGCAGTCGAGCCGATGAAATTACCAAATCCAAATCCAGAACTATGTGCATTTGGTATAAATGGTGTTAAAAATATAATAAATCCTACGGAATGTGGATCAGAACCACCTAAGAGTCCGACATATGCAACTCTATTAGGTGGTGCATATATAGGAAAAGCTGTTGGATATGATTCACAAGGAAATATTCATTGTCTTGATGTATATTCCGAGGAATCTCCTAATTTCGCAATAGTTGACCCACATGTTCATCCATTTAAAACCATTGCAAGTAAATTAATAGAAAAAAATGTTAAGGTAGATAACACCGCTGGTTCTATTAAAGGTTCGGGGTCTGTAAATCCTCACGATGCTATACGTGCAATAGGTTCACGAAACAATTGGACATCTCCTGTTATGGCACAGCCTGTGAAAAATTCCAAAACACCTTATACGGTTGTTGAGAAATTTGGAGGATTGTGTGAATCTATACAAATAAACAAAACCGATTGGGATGGTGCATCTTCGACCGAGGACACTAGACCATCTGGTGAAGGTGTTAGAACATCAAAATATACTGATTCAGATATTAAACAACGAGTTACAAATATAGAGCGTCAATTAGAATCTAGATATAAAGAATTGTTAATTGCTCTTGCAGATATTACTAGTATGAAAGAGCAATTAGGAAATATTACTTAGAAAATGCTTCCTCTATCTCTCCTAAAGGGGCAACTGTAGTTGCTGTAGGAACGTCATAGTGAGCAAACTCTAGTAGATGACCGTCATAGAAGAAATCGTTTTTAACTTTTTTAAGCTTAGACACGGCGACAGAATACTCGACATGTTTATTCTCTGTTATATATTTTATAACAGGAACAAATGTCTTGCCAGCCTTTACAATACCGTTTTCGACTTTTTTCTCAAGCGGTTTTCCTAATAGAGATAACAACCAATCTTTGGATATCTTCGTTCCAGGGCACGATTTCTTCGTAGTGCGTTGTGTAACTGCACATTCTCTATGAAAAACAATAGTATCAGAATTTAGTGGAATATTCAACCATTTGGCTAACACTACGATGGCTTTCGCAGCGTTTTGCCAACATTGTAGTCCTCTGCCACTCTTAGGGTCTTCAGAATCATAATCTCCTAATACTTCAATACCAATTGCATTAGAATTAAAGGATGGTGCATGTATTCCCTTTTCGGTAAATGGAGTCATTCCAAACAACTGATCTTCATCAACAAATAAATGTGGTCCTCTATTCCATTTTAAATCTTTCTCATAGAAGTCCTTTATATTCTCTATGTGTTGCATAGTGAATCCTTTAGGTCTTTGAGATAGTGATGGGCTTGCAGTATGATGAATACATATTTTCTTGGCCCAATCAGGGGCTTTTACCTTAGCTAGATACTCTTCTAGGGAAGTATCTGTCCACACCTTGTTTAAATTCGAAAACGACATATAGAATTATTTACAATTCTATATGTCGTTTTCAGTACTTTCGTTTTAATTAATCTTCGTCTTCTTCATCGTCGAATGGATCGACCATAGATTCATTTACAAAATCCATGAGAAGGTCTGATAGTGCTCTTTGTTCTAGATTATTGGCTGAATTTATTAAAATCATAGGATTCCCATTATTATCAAATCCAAATAACATATAGCAATCACAGTATTCCGATAATCTATTAGCAATAGCTACACTTAACTTTTGTTGATCTGCCAAAGATTTGTTTTTATTCTTTCTACGAATCTTAGGTTCGATCTTTTGTACCGCCCTAAGTAATTTATCTATCTCGTTCTGTTCGGATTTGGTAGGTTCCATATGTTCGTCCATGTAAATATTTATAAGATATCGAGATTATTCCTCTACCCGTCTCTTACCATATAGATAGTGTTTATGAATCAGTCCGCGTTCATTTAAGAATTCGATTAATACTTCGACACTATCAGTATTCAACCTCATATTAGAGTTGATAAATCGTCCTCCATCATAGAGATGTAATGTCTCGTCTTTGTAGCATGTTACAAAGATAGACATTCCGTTTGGGTCAATTATGATCGACCATTTTCTATTATCCGTCTCTATATACTCGATTGCATCGATTTTATCGACGTGATATCCACAATCGCGTAAACGCTTAATACAATATGATTTAGTTGTTATTTTATTCGACATCGGTGTTATTAAATATAATTGAAGGTGTTTTGGGTTTGATTAGAAGATCAATAGTATCATATATGTCATCAACATATATGTCTGTTATAACTTTGTCTTTTGATAAGATATCGAAATATTGATTTCCTGGTTGATACCTATTGACATTGAAAGTCACTAGGATGTTATCTGTTCCTTGATTGATCAGTGCTGTCCAGCACCGTGTATCTGCTGTAGGATAAGATGTGTCTAGTTTGTAGATTTCTAAATCACTTTTCTTAATTCTCCCCGCAAACGTTTGATAGTCTATATAATTCATTATTTTTTAATAGGCGTTGTTATATACTTTAAGTTTGAGTTGTTATTTTGTATCTCAATAAACATAACACCATTATCGTTAAGTTTAATTGAAAAATCGTTTTTTGTTCGTAGTATTAATTTTAATACATCCACATCGTATATCTTACTTGGTATGGTGGTAGTTACATTATCTGCAATAAGAACACGAATACTGTCGGTGCTATTCGATGTGCTGTTTTTATCCCCGAAGTAAAAGAATATTTTTTCTTCTTCTTGCTCGATATAGAACTTTCCAGTATCAGACGAGAAATCTAGTGCCCTTTTTATATTGTTCACTGAGTCTGCATTTACAGGAATGCTATGATTTGTAGTAAACTTTTTGAATACTTCGACATTAAACTTTGGCACAGATACCATGTTATCGTTTAAGAGATTTACACTAAACTTTAAACTTCGGGAATTGAAGGAACATGTTTTAGCAGAGTAGTCTATATCAAGGTCGATATTTGTTTCATCATTATCAATGCATTGTAATCCCTTTATAAGGCGTAGAACATTGATAGATACTCTATCTACGGGTTCCTCTACCTCGAAGCACTTATATGTATTGTATAATCTTATAGACTCTGTTTTAGTTCCCGACACGGAGTAGATTTCCTCCCGGTCTGCATCATAAAATATAGCCATTCTTCCTTCTTTATTAATCTCATTAACAGGGTTTATGAATTCTGTAATGAATGATTTAGGATTTACTTTTAACTTCATCTATTAATATTTCTTCTGGTATGGGGTCTGGTGTTAGTTTAACTTCTAGTTTTTCAGCTAGCTCGAAAATCTTCTCTTTAAGCAGGTTCATAGTAACTATAAGCTGTTCGTTCGTCTTGTTCAACTTGTTTAGCACTTTTTTTTGAGATTTAATCTCCTTTACCAATGCATCTCTAAACTCTTGCTCATCTTCTAGATATATTTTCTGTGATTGATTGTAGTTGGGCATTGTGAAATCTCCGGTATTTTCCATTCCTGGTGCCATTCCCGGCATTTGGTACCCTTGTGGGGACTGAACTCCATTATTTGGAATATTGAGGTGGGAAGGCAGTGTATATTGCTTTATAGGGCCATTTAACGTACCTTCTGGTACTACCATATCATCTGTTGGCATATTGTACCCCGGTATCTGCTGTTGCATTGGTGGCGGGCCGTACTGTGGATTATGATATTGATTATGGTATTGTGGTCCTGGTTGTATCTGACCTTGTGGGTGTTGCACATTCGGTCCACCATTTAAAAATTGACGGAAGTCTGTACGGTTATATTTCAACCCCTGACTACCTCTGAGACTATTCTGCATAGAGCGTTCAGCAAAAGCGGCTAAAAATGCAATATCGGTATTATCTTCCATATATTGCATTATTTAGCCGCCTTGCTAAACATTATCAAATAAATTATTACTTGATACTACTCAACATCTTATCCAGTTCATCTTCGCCGTCACCTAAAGGAATGTCCGTGTCATCAGTATCTTCCAACACATTAGATGGTGTTTCATCTTCGGAAAGCTCATCATCTAGACTTGCTGATTTTCCGAACCAATGTTCATCAAGCAATTGTTTGATTTCATCATTGGTTTTTACTTCGGGAACAAATTCTCGAAGATCATGCACTCCTCCAGTAATCGCTTCCACTTGTGCAGCAGTCAACTTAATGTCTGTTGCATCATCCCATTCGCTATCAGAATAATCCGCCCAATCACCAGCATTCTTAGTGACTTTTATGATAAGTTCTTTTCCATTCGGAATGAGTTTACCTTTATCATCAATGAGGAATGCTTTCTTACCTATTTTAGCCGCCTTTTCACCCAAAACAGCACTATGAATCTTTTTATAAAGATCAGATGATGGTTTGCCTTCCTTATCTACTTGAGCAGCATATCTAAGAACAACATTCTGTCCAACCAATGCCTTTGCATCTTCATCGCCGATTACGCTTACAAGATATGCATTAACAACCTGTTTACGTTGTGGGATCAACTTATAGGACCATTTCTTTTCGGCATCATCGCCGCGAGAATTAGCCTTGGTATAATGTTCCCACTGAGTGTCTTTAAACTGATCGTTTTTAAGACCCGCATCTGTTGGTGCTCTACCGCCATAGGTATATTTTCCACTAACTCTGCTAGGGAATCCAACCTCTTTATAAGAAACGAATATTTTATCCGCTCCTTCTGCTTTAGGATTGAACAATAGTCTTAGTGTATATGTTCCTCCTATCTTAGTTTTCAAGATACGCGGATCGGGGGTAAAACCACCACGCTCTTGTTTGATTTTTGTTTCTTCTGTTTCCTTGACTAACCCAAGGATGTCTTCTAGTGTTTCCATATTTTATTTTATTTTTCGATTTATCAACTATTTTCTAGTTATTTTATTTTGGTATTGCTACCACTCTACTACTTATTCATTTTGCTCTACTTTTGAGAGAATTTTGAACAAATAATGAAACTTTTTTCCGCATTTCTGATAGTAAATTCTGTGTTTTTGAACTGTTATTATATTTTGTATACAACTCCTGAATATCTATATCTGATCCATAATAAAGGGCAAATTCATCATCTGGCATATTATACAGTAATTCATAAAATCCAGGAATAGAGAAGATAACATACCACGATATCTTATGCTCTTTTAGATGCTTCAAACAATCGTTTTGTGCAATGGAACAATATCCTACGTAGTCTCGGAGTTCAACACATTTCTCTAAACAAAATTCTGCAATAAATTTATATGATTCTTTAAAGAACTCTATTTGATTCTCAGGATTTGTCTGCAATAACAACTTATAATATGCAATACAAGTTGTTATTCCTTTTTGAGATGAATAGAATTTTAGAGAGAAGTATTTTTTATCATCAGGGTAGATGATATATGGTGCATTAAAATAATTGTCATTTAGAAATGCTGGATACTTTTTAAATACATTCTCCAATTTCTTTAGATATGACAATATCTCAACATTATCTTCTACATCTTTGAAATTTTTCTTCGCTCGAAATGGCTGATTATTGTTAATTCTGTATGCACGAAGATATAGATTATATATTCTTTTTTGGTTATCGCTTATCATCGTTCCATCTTTTGTAGAATTCATTCACTCGTTTAATAAATTTCGCATCAATTAATATGTTTTTCTTTAAGACATTCGAATATATAGTATGACCATTTCTATATAAATGTCCTCTAATAATGTACTCGGCAGTTTCTACATTTCTGCAATGCATATATACTGCAACAATAAGAAGGTTGTTTAATTTATTGGGGTATAGTGCATATGAACATTTAAACTTTTGAAATTCACACATCCAATCTAGTGCAACCGCTGACTCTGCAACATCTTGCAACATCTTGCAATGCACAGTGAGCGTCCCGATGAATTACGGATAATATCATAGATATAATTTCCGTTTTATCATCTTCTAATAGAATTTTATTAACGAAATCTGTTAAATCAAAAACCCATTGCTCTGCAATTTCTTTTATATAGTCGGGATGCATATTATTTTATCTTTTTAGATTTATTTAAAACGGGATAACGATACGCCATATATTCGACGATAGTATACCAAGAGGTATCAGCAAGATCAACAAGTATCTGTCGAAGTTCAGGATGTTTCTGTATTAAGAGAAACATGGTCACGCATGACACTGGTTTATTGGTTAGCAATGTTATAAAAGAACCAAATTTGTTAATTGTTTCTTCTAATTCTTCTCTGCTTATTTGGGTACTTGCACATGGAGCGACGAAATCTTCTGGAATCATTTCCATTATTTAATCACCACCCATTAATTTATCAAAGTCTAAAAGCTCATTTAATGTTTTTTTCGAGGAGTCCGCCGATGCATAATCATCCAACATGCTATTATCTTCACTCAATTTTAGTGTATCATAGTCAATATTAAGAAATCCTTCCGCGCCTTTTGCACCATCTCGAACTTTTTTGCCCCCATATCGAATGATATTAGCTTCCCTGTCCTCATCTGTTTGCCAAATATTAACATGCCCGTCGAAATCCGATAAGCTATCCCAGCTACCGCTAACGCTATCAAGCCCTGGATTATTGGTTTTATGTGCGGTTCGATTAAGTTGTGCTACCGTAAGCACTGGTGCGGGAAATGCATAACTTAATCCTCGACATTCTTGAACAATATGTTGAATATTTGCATGAACACTTCCTTGATTTATACTGGATTTGAGTAATGCATGACCGTCGATACATATAAGACTGGGAATAAAACCTTTACGATTTTTTAATTTAGTTAAATATCCTAATACATTTTTTGCTGATACCCCTTTTGTGGGGACTTCTTTAACTATTAGCCTAGATTCGTATTTTTTCTTAAATTCATCTATTCTCTCTTGAAAATTATCCATATCATCCTTTAAAGTATCAATCGCAATTCCGGTTAATATACCAGAGATGCGTTTTGCATAGCGCATTTCTGACATTTCGGGTGATATAATCACCACTCTCTTATTCTGCATCAGAACATTTACTACAATGTTTGCAAGACATATCGAATTATGTGTTACGATAAAATCATTAGTTAGATATAAATGATCCTGGGAGTCTACAGTTATACACATAGACTCTTCCTCACCACTTTCTTCGATGGAAAGGATACTATTGTGTATAGTTTGTTTCTTATTTTTACCAAATTCAAATAAACGGGTATGTTTTCTAGAAATTAATTGTAATTTTTCTTTGAGGTGATGAGGGAATCTAATTCTTACGACGTGATATTCTCTTAGTTCTCCTTTATAAGGTTTGCAACGAATAGAAGTTTTAGCTGTCCCACCCAATGATCTTATAATAAATGCCAATTGGTCCACCATTAACTTATTTTTAAGTAGTATCTCTATAGAAGAATTTTTACCAATAAATCCATCTGTATCGATGAAACCGCTTAGTAACGCAAACCGATCCTCTACAGATGCGAATAAATAATCATCAGGAATGAATTTTGTAGATGAAGATTTTCCTACCAATCCATATCGAAGCAATTCTTTTCTAAGATTATTGTCGGGTTGATCTCTATCTATTCTAGTTAGACCCGTTTTTCTACTTCCTGATAATTGTATATTGAGGGGTTCTACTAGTTTTGTAAACTTCGACAGACATTCCTTGTCGAAATTAGTAAAATTAGCATACTTCTGAGTGAGTCCACCATCACCTAAAAGACATCCCATAACATATGGATGTATTAGAAATTCCTTGTCTTTATTAAATTCCACAGAGTTACAGAGAGGCACTTGAATACGATTCTTATATACTACATAATTCTCTATTTTAAACTTTATAGTCTCTGTGTCCATAGTCTCATACCGCATTTTAGTGGAATTCCACACAGTCCATAAGTGTTCAGGGCAGCACAGAGTTTCACGTCCATCCATAAATTTAACTTTATATGTTTTCTTAATTCCTTGTGGATGTATATGAGTTATTTTAATAGGTTTCCCGTTTTTTCCAAAAACTTCATCACCCACTTTCAAATCACCAAATCGTTTCATACCCAAAGGAGTGAGTATATTCAGATTAACAGGTTGCGCTTTCCCGACGTTGGTTTCACCACCGATATCATAAATTGCCTTACCTTCTGCTTGAAATCCGCCACCGAATGCATCATCCAAGCCTTTATATCCAGTCGATAATAGATTGTCAGTCTTTTGTAGATACTCCTTTACCACATATATATCTTCGAAATAATCCAAACCAAGATCATCGATTAAACATATCGAATGAATCTTCTCTGATTCGGTTTGAAATTCATCTATAGAATATTCTTTATTAGATACCTTTTTGTCGATAGTTGTCTCCATCAACTTTCCGAATTTTCTCTGTTTTAAGAATATTTCGGTATTTGCAATAAGCTCGTCTTCATTATAATCCTTATCTAATTTCTTAACATGTCCTATGACATTTTGTAAGGATTCTCTTAGAGAGCTTGTTGTTATTCGGGTTGCAAGTTCCGTTAACGTCGGAATTGTTGATCGTTCAAGATAAAAGTCCTTAATGATATTGACTATTGATGCAATATCGGGGTCTTTAAAAAGTTCCTTATCGAGGTAATCGATAATAGATGATATATATGTCGATTCTTTTTTGAGACACTGTTGAATTATAACTTTTTCAAAAAAGTCGAGGTCTAGTTTTGCCATTCTTAAATGTCGGCTAGTGTGTGTTCCAAATCAAGGAGATAGTCATAGTCTTTGGGTAGTTTTCCCTCAAAACGTTCGGCTAAACGTATTGCAGTAGTTAATCTGCCTATTTCGTTCATACGCTCTAGTATTTTTTGTTCTTTTTTCCTCTTAGCCTCTGCACATATTCCTGTGTTATGATAATCGTTAGAAGATTGGTCCCAATGATTTATATAATCTCCGCAATGTGTACATTTAGTTCTATTTTCGTCAAATACGCTCATATGATATTGATATTATTCCGTTTTCAATGTTTCTGCCTCTTACGTATTTGTTCATGAACCACGTTTCCCATAGATCAGTAGTCATAGGATTTTCTCTATCTCCCATCTGTTTCTCATAGGACGAATTTTTACTATAAAACTCGAACAGTTCCAGAATAGTGAACTGTTCGAGTTTATTAGTGTCTTCGTTCTTTCTCTCAATAGCTAATTTATTTTCTTCTAAAATATCTATGTAAGAAATCCTTGGCTTATTAATTAATGCTCCAGTGCTTTTAATCGTTGCTCTTATCATCAGATTTACTTAGAATCTTTTTTAAGACTTTCGAGCAATATTCAAATACTCGACGCTCTTGTTTAATGTCAGAGTTGGCAGTTCCTAATTGAAGCAATGGCACAGTCTTTGTACCATTTGCAACGTTGTCCCATTCTTCTAATACTATTTCTAGTTCTTTATTATTGTTCATATTATACTCCTCCAAAACCTAATGATTTCTTTTCTTCATCAATTACATATTCAAGATTATCCATAATGAAATTATACGGTAATCCCAGACACGTTGAATGAAAATCTGGTATAAGAATCAATCGATCATCTTTAACTTTACCCAACATGAGACAGACGATGAGTTGATGTGATATTTGGAAAATATAATTATGTACAAGTCCTTGATTGAGGACGAACGGCATCGATTTCAGGTAAACGTCTCTATACTTTTCTAAGATGGTATAATCAAAGATCACCGAAGTCGTTATTGTCTGTTTATATAGTTGTTGATCAAACTTCTTATTCAAACCTTCGAGGTGCGAATTGAAATCAGTTATATTGTGTTGAATGTTGCCAATCCATTCATACCGATCTATTAAATCAAACTGTGGATTATCTCTTTTTATCTTGTTGATCATAATTTGTAACGTGATTCTACTGTATCACAGAAACCTTTGTCTGCAAGGAGAGATTCCATGAATGTTGCATCTTCTTCTAACTCGGCTCGACGACAAGCTTTGTCTTTATGAGGCACTATATACCAACCCTGTTTCTCTGATTTAATAAATCCATTATCAAAGGCAAGATCGAACAATCCAGAGTATTTCTTAATACCATCCTCATAGGAAACCGTAATAGGAAATTCAGATT